TTACCATCAATAAATATATATTTATAACTGCTTATATATTAGAAGATATAAATAACATTACATCTATTCAATTATTAGAACTTGATATTACTAATATTAATGTAGATTTATGTTTAAATTTAATATCATTATATTGTCAAAATAATAAATTGGAAACTTTAAATATTAATAATAATATTAATTTATGTAATTTAAATTGTAGCAATAATTTATTAACATCTTTAAATATAGATAATAATATTAAATTAACATATTTTTTATGTAGTAATAATCAAATATCAAATTTAAATATTGACAATAACACAAGATTAGTGAATTTTAATTGTTCATCCAATTTATTAACAACATTAAATGTGGATAATAATATTAATTTAATATTATTTTATTGTTCTTATAATCAATTGACAATTTTAAATATAAATAATAATATTAAAATAAGACAATTAATTTGTAATGTTAATAATTTGACAGAATATACTATAGACAATATTTTAAATAATTTAATTAATAATTTAATAACTGATGGTATTTTAAATTTACCAAATAATGCAATTGCTGATCAAGAAAAAATAGCAATATTAGAAAATAGGAATTGGAATATATCATAAAAATTACAATTTTAAAAAAGTCACTTTTTCAAGTGGCTTTTTTAATTATCATTTCAAATTTTAATTGTCCACAATCATATATTCTTGGAATATTTAATTTTGTCATTGTGTTTTTTTCTGATTCTTCTGTTTTTAATTTCTTTTTAGTAAAATGTTGTTTATTTATTCTTTTATTGTTTACAATATATTTGTAATTTATTTTAGATTCATAAAGTAAATTGAATCCTAACATATAATACAATTTACCATCGCTCCATGCTTTATCTGAATATGAAATAATTCGATTAGATTCATAATTTTTTATAAAATATGAAAGTAATTTGGATGCAGCACCAATAACATTAGTATCTAATTTATTACAAAATCTACTTAAATTCCATTCGTTTTGTTGTAATTTTTTTCTACCTTCCATTTTATCAAAGGTCATTAGCGAAACCAATTCGTTATCATAAAATAATCCTATTTTTTTAACGGAATGTATAAATCCTTGAATATGATTATTATTTAGAAATAGCCTAATTATATTTATATCATTAATTTCTTTAATTTGACATTTTCTAGCAAATATTTTATTTTCTGTTAAATTAAGCCAATTTGTTATTTGACTTTTTAATATATCTGACCTGAAATCCCAATCATCTTCCCATATATAAATTATTCTAATACCTTTTTCTTTAAAATAATTTAATTTTTTTAAATGTTTATCTTTTTCAATATATTTATCACTATGCCAATACAACCCATTAAATTCAAATCCGATTTTGATGTCAGGTAAAAATACATCTATTTCATAATGATCTCTATAATTTTCAATAATTGTTCCAGTATATATATTTTGAATAAATTTTGTTAATTCTTTTTCTTTAATTGACACATTTGAATCAATAGGATAACACACTGTACAAATTTTACAATTTCTATTTTTTCTACTGAAATAATTATCTGTATCAATTTCATAAATATGATCTTTTCCACAGTCACATTTAAATTGAGATATTTTTCCACCAACATATTGAATATAATTGGAATCTTTTGCTATTATGTAATTATATTTTCTAAAATCTTCTAAAAACATAATATTATCAACATCATATCTTTCTTTAAATGTGTTTTTTATTTTATTTTTTATTTTTGTATTTTGTGTTGGTCTTTCGAATCCATATTTTATTAAATTTGTATATTTAATTTTTGTTTGTATTTCCAATAATGATGCAATGTTAGTTGTACCATATTTTTCTAGTAATGTAATATTGACTTTATCTGAAAGTTCTTTTGAACAATAAGTAAATCCACTATATTTTATATCAAAAGTTTGTTTCTTTTTTTCTTTAACTTTAATATCTTGAGAAATATTTTTGAAATTATATTTTTCTAATGTTGTTTTTTCACGGATATCATTTATTTTCTGTATTTCTTCTGTATTTTTATTATTCCATGTGTTTTTAATTTTTAATGATATTTCATCTTTATTTAAATCATATTTAATTTTTTTCGCATCTTTAACATCTTGTATTTGTGAAACGTGTTCTACACCATATTTATTTAAATTTGTATTTTTTATTTTTTCTTTAACATCAGATCGTTCAAATGCTGATTCAACACCATATTTCAATAAATTATTTTCTTTTAATTTTAATCTTCCACATTTACTACAACATGCAAATTTTGTATTATTTCCTGTTTTTTCCGTGTAATATTTCATTGTTACTATTTTTTCATTATTACAATAATCACAAATTACTGGTATTTTTATGTGTGATTTTTTAGGTATATCAGAAATTTTTACATTTATAACATCATTATCTGTATTATATCCTAATTTATCATAATATTTTTTATTGTATGAATTTATATTTATTTGAATATTTTCACAGTTTATCATTCTCATTTTTTATTTTTGAGGCAAACTATATAACATATTTGATTTAGTATATATAAATTATAAATAATCAAAAAAAAGCCACTTTTTCAAGTGGCTTTTCTTTTTTTAAACAAGTAATTAATTACCTTCGATTTCGAAAAAATTAGATGCATCATCATCATCACCAAATGTATTACTATCATTTTCAATTGTTGAAACATCATCGAAACTTGCTTTCGTAGCTTGTTTTTCTGTAAAATTTATTTCATTTCCACTAAGAATTTCAAGTATTTGAGAAACTTTATAAGCTTCTTCTGCTGTCCATTGCTTTGCTTGATGATCTTCCAATTCAACAGTACGATCAGTTAAGAATTGTCTGACTTTTTCTTGAACTTTTGGATTAGTAATTTTGTTTTTCCCAGTTTTTTCATCTAATGTTACAGGTACTTTATGACCTTGAATTTTGATTGGTGATACTTCTAAGAAAGTAGAAGAATCGTAATTCGGAAATTCTCCTAATTGTTTCATCACTAAAAGAAAATCTTTTCCGTTAGCCAAATCAAACACATTACAAGTAGGTCCCGAAATTCCATCTTTTTGGTCTTTGATTTTTTCCTTGATTTTATAACCATATGGATAAATCATAATTTTACCTTCAAGATCACGGTTTTGTTCATCTTCGATTACCAAAATGTATGAATAATACTTAGTATTTCTACTAATCAATTCTGCTTTTTCTACATCTGATGCATTTTTTGAATTTTTCAATTTCCAATACATTGTGCAGAAATCACATTTGTCTGTGAAATTTTTCATACAATCATAGTAACCCGATAGTTCTGGATGATTTTTAAAATCAACATAGTGTTGATGTTTTTCGATAGCTGCCTGTAAAACTTTACCATCTTTCGATGGATTAGGTAGGAATCTAATTGTTGCTGTATAACCTTTTTTCTTATCAGTTATCTTTGGACGATAAATACCATCTAACGCACCAGTTTTTTTGTCTAAATAACTCAAGGTTTCATTACCTTCGTCAACATCAAAAATGTCAACATTTTCAAATTCTTTCATTGCCTTTAATTTTTTTTTGTGTAAGCCTATTAAGCCTGAAAAATATTACAAAACCTGTAAAGCCTTGTAACATTTATGAAATTTATATTATGATTAATTAAAAAAGTTTATTTTATTTTTTTAAATAATTTCAATTATATCAAATGGTGAAATATGATCATATGTATATAATGCACCAAAATCAGTATCACCAAATTTTGGATCTTTGTGTAATGTCATATTATTTATCAATCTAGTATCAATTTTTAAAATAATTAAATCTTCATTATTCAAATTGAATCTATTTATAATATCATCTTTATAAAAAGTTGCACCTTCAATATTATCAAACAAATAAACCCGATCTGGGTGATATTCTATTTTGTTTTTTGATTTTGGGTATATTCCATTTTTATTTATCTTATTAAGATTTTCTTTTTCTGTAACATGATATAATATTGTAGGGATTCCAATTAATGTTGTATCAAATCTTTTATTTAATTCAAATTCAATATTATTATATTTATTATATAAAACATATTTATTTGGGTTTCCTTTACCACGTACATTTTTATCTATAGTATATGTGGAAATTTGATATCCAGATAATAGCAGAAGTTGATTTAATTTATTTATAAATATATCTGTAATTTCCGATCTATTTATTATTATTTTTAATGAAAATGAATCTAATTTACAAATTATAGTACTTGATATTTTATTAATTTGTTTAATTAGTTTATCATATTCCCAACTAAGAATTAATCCTTCAGATATGAGTTCGGATGGAAATTCATCAATTTTATCTTGTTGTAGTTTTTTTCTAAAATTATATATCATTTTTTAAATATTAATTTTAACCAAGCATAATGTTTTCTACTTTTTAAATAAATATAATTTCTATCATTTAAATATGCTTCTTTTTCAAAAGATATATTTATATATGAATTTTTATAAAAAAACATTTTGATAACCCATTCGATAAAATACCAAATATAAAATGGTATTATTAACATTTCTAATTGTTGATTCCAATGAATTTTTTCATGATTTATAAGTGAAATTGATTTTTGATTATCAACATAAATACCAAATGGACAAAGCGTTATACCAATAACACTTTTTTTACAAAATAATCTTAAAAATTTAGTAAAATTTTTTATTTTTGGCTCAAACATTTTTTTTCTGTTTTTTCGGATTAAATGAAGTCGATTTTTTATAAAAAACATCACGATTAATCCCAAGTTCATCTAATTTTTTATTAATAATACATTGTAAATTATAGAAATTGAATTTCCAAAAGTTTTCAAAAAATTGTTCATAACTATCAGCATCAAATATATCGACATTTTCAACTGCATTAAGAGATTGATTTAATAATTCGATACAAAATTGATCATAAGTATATTTGAAATCTATTTTCATTTTTTTTAAATCTTTGTTCAATAACAATATAGTACTTTTATAGTCTTTATGATTATCAACAAATGACATTGTTAATGCTGTTTTTAATAAATTTTTTCTTTCTTCTAAATCCATAGTACTATCAATTTTAATTTTAATTTTAATTTTAATTTTAATTATATATATTAAATGTTGGTTTCA